CTCAATCACAACCGAAACAGGCTCAACCCTGAACCCGGCGCCATGTCCTAAAGTGGTCCTCAGGGACGAGCAATGGTTGGAAATAATGTTCCTGGCCTGCGACAATTCCATACGGACGTCCTTGTCGTAATGAAAAACGCCAAGCAACCTCACCAATTCAGAAAAGCAGCTCATACACTCTCCGTAAACACCAGGACTCTTCGAAACATCGAAGTCCCGGGCCGTTATCTTCCTGTCAAGTTCCCAAACTCGCTTGATAACATTATCAACCTCCTTAGTCATCTTAGACCTGAATTTGAACTCAGGCCTTGACAAAAACTTGTTGATAACATTCAAGACAGCTTCAACGCCCGACAGCGCAAAATCAATCAGCGATTCAACGCCCTTTACGGTCCTCGGCAACTTTGAAACAGCATCAATGGCGGCCGCCAACACGTTTGACTTGCCCTTGATACCAACGGTATAAAGGACGACAACGGACAGCAACTTTGGCAACAACTCAAACACGGAGCCACTCTGAACCTGAGCTTGGGAGCCGTCTACCATCTTCTTAAAGAATTCGAGGGTAGCGTCTCCAGCCTCGGGACACAGTGCACCGCATACAAGCGGAATGCCAAACCTGATAATAGGGTTACTCACGTTGTACCAAACGTACATGGAAACTGAATATAACACGGCGGTTTTAATAATGACACCGTACTGTTTCAAAAAATCTGCCAGTTTCTGCATGTGTTCAGAAACCATGTCCATTAGCCCCACGGCCTTTGTCTCAATCTTGCGGGTTGAACGAGCAATAGAAACCATGGACAATATGGCAGAAGCACACGTAGCAGCAACTAACATGGGCGACTGTGATTCAACGTACTTAAAATCACGTTGCGCCCGCCTGACTGCGACTCTCTCATCAAATGAGAAAGCCTGTCTCTGCCTCAACTTCGCAGCAGCTCGCTGAATATTCTCCCGCATCGCTCTTTTAAAAACGCGCATGGGAAAGACTTTCTTGGAGCAATCATGCTCAAACAAGAAAGCCTCCACTTCCTTACGAGAAAATCCAATGCTTTGCATAACGCTGACATTGGACTCAATATTCTGCTGTTCCCTTGTCTTACTCCAACCTTGCACACTAATAAAGTCGGATAGAATCGCATTAAAACGCTCTTCCTCCCTCTTAGCGGCAAGCTTGGCAGCAGACCTGTTCCGTCTCTTCCTCTGGTTTTTGTTCAAACCAGGCATGGTGACCGACTCTGGCTCAAAAGGCACTTCCGTGTCCTCATCATCGTCATCAATCTCCTCAATGACAATCTTCTTTAAAAGGCAAGCCTTCTCATAGGCAGCCTTCTGGCGAAGCTCCTTCTTCGTAAAGGTGAACTCCGACACTTCGACGGCGCGCCTTCTGCGGCGCCGTCTGACCCTTCGGTCTTGACGCCGGCTGGTCCCCCTAACAGGGCCAGGCGGCCTCTTGGTGTCAATGGCCCCAACAAAGACCTCCACCTTCTCATTGCTGTAAACGACATTGCCAACATCATCAATGAGGTCAGGCAAGTCATCCACAATAACAGGAGTCAAAAGCACCTGCTTGTAAGAGCGTCGCAAACTAGAAACAAAGCCAAAATTAG